CAAAACTGTATTCGATACCAGCTTTCTCGAATAGATACTTGGCAGCTTCTAAGAATGTGTTTCCTTTTTCCATTAAGACATCAATAATATCTACCGTTTTATTACATCCAAAACAATGAAAAGTCTTATTTTTCTTGTTATATATAAAGCTTGCAGTGTCCTCATTATGATAAGGACAACAGGCTTTCAGATTTTTGTCATCAAAATTTTCTAATTCAAGTAGTTCTGCCATTAAAAAGGCATTATTATCGCCAAGTTTATCTTTAGCTTTTTCGATGTCAGTTTTTTCGATTAGCAATTACTCACCGCCTATGCTTTAAATTCTTTTTCGTAAAATAGCTTTCTAAGTCCATATAGAATCTGAACAGGTTTTGTTGAATAATATAATTTCGATGATTCAATATTTTTTCTGATAAACTCTATAGGTACTTTGTTTTTAAAAACCATTGTGTTTATTGCTCTATATGCAATAGGGAACTGTGTTTTATCTTCTATACAATCCATATAAACATCTACACAGTCTTTAATTTCTTGTTTCATACCTGCACAATCCCAATGGTAATGTTTCTTGTTTATTACCACGGACTCAGAGGCTTTAACCTTTTGTCCGTGGTGTAAACAATACTTGTATGCGCAGACATATTCTCTTTCTTTTTTATCTGCCATATCTACCTCTTTTAATTAAATGGAAGTTCTTCATCAATGCTATCTGGAGTATTCATAAAACTTGTGTCAGTTGGTGCATTTGAATTGGCGGTGTTGTTTGTTGTATTACCATCAGCAGAAGCCTTACTCTCTGCAAACTCAACCTGCTCAACAACAACATCTGTTGTGTATACTTTCTGACCATCTTTATTTGTATAAGAACCAGTCTGAATGCGTCCTTCTACAACAAACTTTGTACCCTTATGACCATACTTCTCGATAAACTCACCAGTTTTACCAAATGCTACACAATTGATAAAATCTGCTGTCTGATCTCCGTCTTTCTTAAATCTACGGTCAACGGCAAGAGAAAATCTTGCCACTGCTGATGTATTATCTCCCTGTGAATATCTTACCTCTGGATCTCTTGTTAAGCGTCCCATTAAAATTACCTTATTCATCTATTCTTGTCCTCCTTATAATTACGCCTGTACTGGCTGAATTTCCTTAATCTTTGCTAAACAATCCTTTGCTTTCTTCACATCCTTAATTGCATTTGGATTTCCACTAGGAACAAATTCTTTTAATGTCGCCATTAATGTCTTATTTTTTGTTCCTCCAAGCTGAGTACACATTGAGATAATCTCCTTCTTAATAGCAGTAATATCTTCTGTTGACTCTGCCGTTGCTGTAGCTGCTGTAAACTTTGGTCTTGTTGGCTCAATATCTGAAGTATTAGCCCACTTAATAATTTTCTGACCATGTGCTTCTGTAAGAAGCGTTGCATTGTCATTCTCGAAAATGTGTGTATTATCTTTCTGTGGCTCTGCCATGTGTGTCTTCTGGTCTACTGTAAAAGTACAAGTAAACTCATATTCAAAACCATCTCTCTGCTTTGCACCAACACCAAGCTTCTTAACGCTTGTCTTACCTCTGTCATCCTTCTCAATCTCATACTGATCCTTACCTCTCATAGTAGCAATTAAGTGAATAGGGCTTGTTGCAAGCTTATTGATAAATGCGTCATGTCTTGGAGTTACCTTTCCCCATGCCTGATATGTACCGCCAGCTTTCTGCTGTAATTCAAGACATCCACCTTTACCATCCCACTCAGGAGAAGTGCTATCCATAAGAAGAATGTCATATCCTTCATTTACTGCAAAATCAATTGCATCTGAAAACTGCTCTGGATTGAAAGGCTCTACGAGGTCAATAATGTCATAATCAAACTCGTTAGCGTAATATCTACCTCTTGCTCCCTCTGTATTAGCCATTAAGATTCTGCAAGGTTTTCCTGTAATCTTTTCAAGTTCCTCTTTCATTCCTGTAGCAAGTCTTAATGCTGAATAAGTCTTACCACCGCCTGAAGGTGCCATGAGTGCTACCTTTGTGTAAATCTTTTCTCTTACTGCTTTCTGTACCTTAAATGCCATTTAAAGTATCCTCCTTTAATATAAAAATTTTTATTGATAACTTATATATAAACGCCCTTCTCAGGACGGAACATGGAAGTAAATCTATATGAAAATTTATCCATAAACAGTGATTTTTGAGTGCAATAACCCAAGGGTATGCTGCTAACCACCCATATTTTTATTCGCTGTTCAGTTGTTCGTATGTGGAAATTTTGACTTGATTAAGTCGGATCAACTATTCGATATGCTAATCTTTTATCTGTAAAGATTTCTTCTCTATTGTCTTTTAATTTTGTGATATTACAAGATAAGTGCATTTCATCATATTTAAGATTTGAAATTTTACAATTAGATTGGATACTGTTTCCTTTCATAACTTTTGATTTGAAGAAAACTACTTTACCATCATAATTTTTATGTGCTTTACAATATTCATCCCAATTGTCTGCCTCAACCACTCTTGATTGATGATCTCTGATGATATTATTTTCATCAATGATTAGATTTGTTTCAATTACTTCTATGTATATCACCTCACTTATATATTCTCTGTTCGTTTTAATTCACTTGTGTTTGTTTTAATCAAGCTCTTCTGCCTCTAAATCATATAATTCTGCAACAGAAATGTGTTCATTTTCTTCTAATGTTGATTCTGCATTTTTAAAACTATTCTATATTATTTCATATACATCTTCGTTTTCTTTACAGTCCACTTTTACATATCCATCAAATCTCACTCTATATTTCATATTATCTACCTCCTAAAATTTTCCAATGAAACAGTGAATTACTGTGACTGTTTCACTTACTTATTCTCTGTTTTACTCTTATTATCCAATTCTTTTAATGTTTCCGTTATTTTCAAAACTTCTTCGTTAATACATTCATTCAATTCCTTTTGATATTGTTCAATACTTTTCTTATATTTTTTCAATAGCATTGAAATTACCAGATTCACCTCATCTTCTGTTAGTATGTTTTCCGTATTGGAGTGTTTTGAATGAATAAATAATTTTGCTGATGAATCAGTATCATTGTTATAAGATTTAATGTTATCAATAACAATTTTTGCATTACTGCTTATTGAATCAATATTACTAATAAAACAACGGCAAGCGTTATATATTCGATTATCCATATCCACCTCTTACTTATTCTCTATTCGATTTTCATTTTTATTGGAAATTGTTTGGTTGATTAACCAATAAGATAAAGCATTCCGATTATATAATGTAAAGTCTGGTCTGTAGTATATGTAATCTTATTCCATCTTGCTTTCAACGGATCAATAATCAGATGTGAAATAAAGATTACTGCCAACTGCCATGTCCAACCGAATACTACTAGAAATGGAACACAATACAATGCACAATGTACAAATAAATGATACCAATTCTTTCCTTTTGTTTGTGCAATAAAATCACATTGTAATACATAATCACCAATTAAGTGACATAGCACAATCAATACAATTGTGTGTAAATTTAAATTCACCATACTCACATTTCTCATCTCCAACTATTTATTCTCTGTTTCAGGTTCTTCTAAAACTGCAATGCTCAAAGTTCCTGTATCACAATTTCTACCCATTCTTGTCTTAAATCCAAGTTCATTCAATTCTTTGTCTAATTCGTATAGATCATTTTCATCTGTACTGTAAATCTTACTACCTTTACAAATCTCGACAGCTCTTACATAATTTTTATCTTGCCAAGCCGAACTAATATATAACCATTGGTCTGTATCTACTTTAGATATTTTATTTCGTGGAACTACTGTGAATGGTTTAAGAATTTCTTCGATTTCATCTTTATGTTCTATGTAATTATCTACTGGATCTCGTATCAAATTAAGACACGCTCTACAACCTCTTTTATATTCCATAATATTATTCTCCAATCTGCACCAAGAAATGTCAGTTTACTTGGGTTTAAAACATGCCATTAAATCTATTATTGAATCTATCATTAAAATTTTTGGTCATATTCTTCATCTGACGCTTTGTAGAACAATAAACAATAAATTTAAGTACAAGAAGCAATCCACCAATACCAAACAAAATATACTCAACAATTGTTGGAATTACTAAAATTGCATTTGCTTTTAATACCTCTGTTACAATTCCTAAAATAATAAATACGCACCACATAATTTTATATTCTCCCTTCGTTTTAATTTAATAAGCTTTTATCAATAATCTGAAAGTTTGCTCTGTGAATATATAATGCTTTACCGTCAATCATAAGTTTTGTAGTCTTAGGTAAATCTTGACATACCTGCCAATACACTTCATCGCCTGAATAAGCACAAATCGGATCGCCTAACTGAGACTGAATTACAACTACTCTTGATTTACCAAAGTAATTCTTATATTTATTTACAACACTTGCAATTATTACATTGTCTCCCAAACTGCCATCTGTTGTACTATTGATAACTTCTGGACTCTTAAAGTCTACCTCTGGATTTAATCCTTTCTCTGAAAAAATCATTGTACTTCCACAACTCTCTACCTCTTTACCATCAATGGTAACTGTCACTACACTAGATAATGTCTGTGTATATCCCCATCCACCATCAGAACTATACGACTGTTCTTTGACAATGTTGGATGCAAGATCAATTTTCTGACCACTCATGTCCATGAACTTTTCACCTTCATTAGAATAAAACGAAGCATTATATGTATTACCTGTGATTGAACCATTTAGTTCATTTACTTCGTTATCTAATAATGCACATCCTGACAAACTTCCTACTGCTAACGCAGCAACTAAAATTGCTGTTACAATTTTCTTTTTCATGTGTTCCTCCTTTATATTCTCTTATTTCGTTCCCAAGAAATCGAAATTTACTACGCTTCATATTCTATTGCAGCCAACACTTCTCTGTACGGTGTTTCCATTGTTTTTGTACTTCCCCATTGGGTATATGTTCCTTTCAAACCTGTGTTAAATGGTTTTACAACTTCATACTTACAATATTTTGTAGAATTATTCAAAAATGCCAATCCTTCATGACAAGCCAACATATCGTGCTGACGCTTTTTATCTTTAACATCATATGTATCAAATAATTCTTTATATTTCTCATCTGACCATATTCCAACTCTTGTATTTCTGAAATCATGACACACATTTTTACCAACAAGTATTATATTGGATATTCTCTCTTTCCCAGCTTTTAAGACATAATCAGTTGCATTTACATCGCAATTAAAATTAAACGTCCTGACTGTTTCTTTTCCTTTAAATTTATCCAGTTCAAATGAAGCAATGTTCGTACCAACAAAACCACCATTCATCACTAGCCAATCAATGTGGTGCATTTTAATATAATCAGCAACAAGCGTTAATGCTCCACCAACAAATACATATTTTGCAACTGGTGGCATTTTCTTTAATACTTGAACGCCTAAACTTTCAAGTATATCTTTTCTTTTCAATCCATCTTCTGTCGTTGGGTATGGATCGCATACAACACATTTTAATACTCCTTCGTTATATAAATAATGAGCTGCAACAACATCATCCACATCAGCATCTAATTCTGCAATATATACTATTTCTTTATCCAACTTTTCACCTCCCAAGGAAACCGATATTTCTTGTCTATTTTATCACTATATATAGTAGTTTAAATTTATCTAACTACTATATATAGTATGTATTTTTTATGAAATATACTACC